CCGGAACAGACCGGACGTCTTTTATTTTCTTTACATTTTCAGGACACGTAAATGTGATACCCCTTTGTTGTTTCTTAAGATGCGATATTGTTCTTTGTTAGATACAAGTTACGCATTTTTCGTTTTGCTGCGTCATGACCAGGGTCATTCCGATTATTATACGGATGTTTCGGATTATTCCTGATCTCAGCTATCTTAGTTGCAGCCTCGTCTGGAGAATCTCCAACTTGAGACTGGTGCTCTTGAGAACTAAACTCAGGAGATTTAGCATCTAGCTGCTTATAAAGCGAATGAAAAGCTCGAATATCACTCGCGGAAAGATTAACACCTTCTGGCATGTGAGGGAAGAATGCCTTCTGCACTTTCTTCGCAGAGTTAATTCGATCTTCTGTAGCAAGACCCCACTCCTGACCCAATTCCTTAAGATCAGCTGCAGTGTTGTGCTGGTGCTCTGCAAGAATTCGCATATCTTCTTCACGGTACTTGGAATCCAAAGTCTTCAATTGTGCTTTAGAAAGATTAGCTTCTAAGGCAATCTTTGAAATGAATTCTTTACGACTATCCTCCATTGAGGAGCCTTCTATGTCAGCAAACTCGTAACCACTAACGTCCTCTGGGACACCAAGTGATTTGTGAAGAGCTTTCCGCTGGTCTTCATTTTCTAGATCTGGCATAGGCATGAGACGCCCTTTGCTCAGATCAACTGCTTTGATTGAGAACTTACCCCAAGCTTCGTCACCAGCATCTTCACCAGGCTGATAAAGGCCAGTGCCTATCTTTGAACGCATGTTTTTCATTCTATCCCAAAAGGTATTCAAGTCTTTTGAGTTAGTAACTTCATCCCATTCGCGAATACTTTCGGGTAGTGATTCTGTTTCTTCTTGATTCATTGTGTGGTTTCCTTAAGTTTTGCGGCAACTTCTAATACAAAGTCACGCTGTCCAATTGCATAGCAAGTCTTACGCTCGCTTTCATCGAAAAGTTCTGCCTCTATATAAAGTTCTTGCCATCTTTTCAAGAGTTCTTTACCAGCAGGTGTCCTGAACACACTAGTGACAAGGTTGTCATAGTCTGATCTCAGTTTTTTTATTTCTTCTTCGTTCACTGTTCTGACACCTGCATTGCCTGCCTTCCTTCCCCTTGTGCTTTAGCAGCATCCCCTTCAGCCTGAACTTCAGCGATGCGTTGTTGTTTGGCTAAAACAGCAGCCTCTTCTTTCTCTAGCTTATCAGCCTCATCTACCCCGTTAATAGACTTCTCTGGAATATTCTTAAGTCTGCCGATAGTGCGAAAGAGTTCTGTTTCGTTAATTACATATTTGACTCGTGGGTAAGCTTGTGCAAGTTCTGCACCTTGGGCTGCCCATGCAAACATCTCATTTGCCAACTGGGTCTTTTGCGCAGTAGCCAGAGCACCTAGGTACTCAATTCCGATGTCAAGGTCTTTTCCTTCCAGGCTTTCTGGTAAAGGAAGAAGTCTGTTTTCTCGCATCTCAAGTTTGAACGCGTTCTCAACGATGCGATTCAACCAGTCAATCTTAATACGACCCTGTGTTGGGCCGAGTAGCCTGTTCATAAGCTCATAGCGAACCTGAACTTCTGTAGCTGTCATAGCTGGAGACTCTTTAAGCTCAAGCTGGTCTACATGAAACGCTTGTCTGATAGAGTTGCGGAGAAGCTCAAGCTCCTCACGAGAAACTGCAAAATTCGCTCTACCTTCGTGGACCCATAAGGAGTCTTTATTCTTAACCACTGTAAGACCGCGTGGGCCCAAATCAAGACTGGACAGTAAGCCACGCTGTGTAACCATGTTGGCTGGGTCTATGGCCTTTTCTACAGCTCTAGTACGCATAAGCCGATGCTGATTAAGCTGTTTGATATCACCTAATGCAACGTGGCCTGGACCGTGACCCCACTGCGAGCCGGAAACCTTCCGCCACCTGACTGAGTAGACTGGCATTTCATAGTAGCCACCAGCTTTACCGATCTGTTGCTTCTCAGTATGTAAGAAGTAGCAATGACCCCAAGGTCTCTTAGATGCACTGAGCATCGTGGATGTATCTTCACCGGAGTTTTCTTCCCTGGGGTAAATAGCAAAAACCACAACAAACTTAAAATCAGAAGCAGTGGTTGCATTATCATAAGACTTTTGGACCTTCTCAGGAAGATTTTCATAACCAAATTTAGATACAAGTTTTGTAGCTGTCCATTCTAATTTCCTGAAGAAGAATCGTGGAAGCCCGTCAAAAGACTCTTCAAAGAATGCTTCCTTTAGAGAGACCATTGTGTAATTTGATAAGTTTGCTTCACCAAAAGGCTCATCTACCATAAAACCATGACCAAAGCCTACTAAATCAAGGATGAGCTCATCTGCTTCTAGTGCAAAATTGCTGTTGTCTATGGCATGATAAACTCTTCGATTAGAATCTGCCAACCAATCTGCCGCATCATTATCATCCTTTAACGCATCATCCTTGAAGTTCATTGAGAACCACTGAAGAGGTGGAAGTACAGCACCGTGGACAGAAGCTGCCAAGGTCTGTGCAGAGATGACTGCTGTATCATCATAGTGATCATACTTGTCCCACTCTACAGAACCTTCACCAGACTCCTTTTGAAACATCCTTCCGCGATAAGGGACGACGTATTTCTCAAGCTCATCCCATACGCCACGTGTAACTTGTGAGTCAGCTTCTATTGAATCAAATTTCTTCCGCAAGAAGGTGAGGGAGTCTTCAGTCAGAGTACCATCGTTTTCTTTAATGAGATGAGACATACTTATCGATTATTCCCTAATGCGCCAATTACTTTGTGTTTCATAGAAACATTGTGTGAATCCAATACATCATACCCTTTGCCCATTCCTAGGAGCAGGTATTGCAATGCTTCACATACGTGGCTGTATTTATTCTTATCAGGTTTCAATTGAAACTTCTCTCCACTAACTTGCATACGCTTATACTTATAACCACCGTTCATACCTTTACAAAGGTTCTTGCACTTCCTTCCGATAACAAGCATGGGGACTCCGCGCATAGTTAAAGTAGTTAGTGGTATGGATACAGCTTCCCGCCTTATTGTAAAGTTGTTCGTTTCCGCTGGCTCAATAGGTATGCCAGCATTATTCATTATATCAATACAAGTGTCGTCTATTTGCTCTCCAGGATTCTCTCCTGCAGGATCACCTGTAGCTACAATCTCTACACGACCATGCCTTCCGGTTGCATAGTGGCCTTTAATTCTTTCTGCCACTAAAGATGAGAAATTAGTGACTGAGTTTCCAAAAGTACATAATTCATCAAACACTTGTACTTGGCCATCTATCTCTTTTGCAAAGACTGCCGCTGGAGTTCTACCAAAATCAACTCCTATATACAGTATTGAATCTTTTTCTGGATCCCAACCTATGTCATCTACTATATGTTGATGATCATGGAACTCTGGTACGACCGGTATTCCGTCTGTCACAAATCCGTATTGTCCATGAACGTATACTTTAACCCACTCTGGGTCCTTACCAAACGACATCCTTTCATAATATCTAGCAGGTAAGTTTTCAATATTCTCTGCATCAGGGGCCAGCCCTGAAGGTTGATGGAATATAGCGAAGTCCTCAGGAATGTCCTCCTCAAAGAGATTGTGAAACCAATGGTCACTATCAGGGGGATTAGTGTCCATAATAACACCCCACCATGTTGCCCCACCATCACGCTTAGAAGGGTAGCGACCAACGCGACCAATAAGCATATCAAGAACCTGCTTAGGAATTTCTCTACACTCATTTAAAAAACCTCCCGTCAACTCCAACGATAGCAATTTTTTAATATCATCTGGCTTATCCAGAGCGCGGAACATGACTTCCATATGCATAGTAGTACCATCTTCTAATGGCAAAACTATAGTATGCTTCATATCCATCTTGCGCCATGTGCCCAGATTCTCAAACCAATCTGCGTATGTAGCGATAGTGGTATCGATTAATTCCCTATATGTGTTACGAACTACCACCCATCTGGATTTGCGCACTCCTTTGTATGGCTCCTGCGCAATACTCTTAATGAACATCTCATTAATGCAAGCAACAGATTTTCCGCTTCCTATAGGGCCGATTAATGATCGTATGAAACTAATATCTTTATGAAACTTCGTGCATATAGGAGATGCCACGTAATGAGTCTCTTCGTCATTACTAGCAACAGCCTCGCCAAACTTATCATCTATATCACTGACTTCCGCTAAGTCTAGTGGTTTATAATGGGTAGCCTCGAATTCAGCTAGCAAGGCTTCCTGGCTAGCCATTTAATTAGCGAATGTAATCTTAAAAGACTTCTTACCAGCAACATCTTTATCTGCTGCTTCATTCTCTTCCCAATCCTTAGCAAATCTAACTAGGTAAGATGTACAAGCTCCTGCCCCGCCCTTAGCTTGCATGTGCTTAAATAGATAGTCTATAGCAGAATCAATGCCATCAGCCCGACCTTTCTGGTAATTATATATAAGGAACTTTTGATCATCACCCTTAAGATCATCAGGACTATATCCATACATCTCACAAACTTCTATCAGAGTCATACCTCTAGCTGCTCTTTGGATAAGGTGGCCGTCATAATCTACTTGAAATAGAGTGACTTTATCTTCGTCATATTTTTGTTTTCTATCACTCATTTCATGAAAATCCTTTCCGCTTCTTATTTAGTTGCTAGCATCTATCAGCTTGTGGTAACGTAAGTCCTTGATTTTTATTAAAAAATTTGTAAAATCGATTGATATAATACTAGCCTATAAAGGTAGAAAAGTAAAGTAGAATTGAAAAATATTTTTCAGGGAAATTTTTAGCGGTTATTATGCGATATGGGTGGAAATTGTATGAACGACCCGTAAACATATATGGCGGGCGGGCGACTTCGGGGGTGGGGGCCGCTTGGAAGATAAACATATCGCTTTTACATATATAGATTGGTTCTCTTAAGTAGCAAAACCTGATGCACTTACGTAGTTTGCTCGCGTAGGTGTGTGCTTACATAGTTTGTACTCGCGTATTAGGCTAGCGATAAGAGTAAATAAAAGCTAATATACCCCTTTAGAGATATATAATAGTTGCGAATTGTGGCCGATAATCTATTTAACGGTTAGGGGATACTCCTTAGCCTAAAAACGAGGATAAAAAATGTCTATATTAAATAACGAAGCTGAAGAAATAGTAACTACCGCTACGGATAAAGGCGACGCGATAGAAAAGCTAATAGGAGCTGGTGCCAGTTTCGCCGATAGCCTAAAATATTGGAAGGAGTACGGTGCTAATAAAAATGCTCGCGGGTTCAAGCCTAAGTTCTACGCCTACCTACGGGAAGGTATTCGGAGCAAGTCAGAGGTAGACATGTTCGTTAAAGAGAACGGTAGTGATAATGATTACCGCTATCTTAAGCTTTTTGAAGGTATCGCAGAGCTGGCCAACTCGATCCACGAAGATCTAAGCTAAAGTTAGCCTTAAGGCTAGGGCAAAAGCCCTAGCCTCTTATTTCTTTTAGGAGATGCGTAATGATGGACTTTATAGAAGGTGCCGTGCTATTGGCAATGATGGCGTTTTGTGGTTATCTTATTCTGATGTTCCCTATCTAGTTGGCTTACGGAGAGGCTTTCTAAGAGCCTCTTTCCTTTACCCTACTCCTAGCCTATATTATCCGAGAAAGTCGAAGGGAGAGCCTCCCTGGACGTCTAAAGGCAGGTTAGGACCGCCGGAATCGATCCGTAATAATATCCTGCCGCCCTTTACTACCGCACCGCTATAACAATGCATCTGGCTTATGGCAGAATCATCAGTCCACACTTTGCTGAGTGTTAATGCGTCCTGCAAACCCTTAAGATGGTTATCGAAGTCCCACACTCTTTTATCTGGTGGATAGAATATGGCAGAGAAATCGAGCGGCGCTTCAAGCATCATGCCCTGCCCACACTGCTCAAAAACATCTTCCGCTACTTCCTGTTGATACTGCTTGCCACGTGCAGTAACATACCTAGTTCGCCTGTTATAAGCGTAATATGAGCCGACACTTGGCGGCCAAGTTAAGACTAATTCTAACAACATTTATGATTTCCTCCTGGTATCCTGTGGTCTCCGGGATATCTCCCTATAATCTCCTAATAAACTATATATATATTAGTAACTTATAGAAGAAGGAGGAGGTTCCTGGCACTGTCGTCGCCTTACGCCATTTCGGGCGCGCGCTCGGCCCCTAAAATTTCTTCCCCCTTTCGGCTTTTTTCGTCCTAAGTCTCTGATATCTATAGAGAAGTGTAGGCTCATTCTGGGGTTCAAAATGAGCTTGGGGGGAAAATATTATTCTCCTAATTCTAAGAATCCCTTATTTACTTCAACGACATTAGCTTGAATATCAAATACAGCTTTTAAATACTTCTCATCTTTCATCCATTTAATCATCCTATCGATACCGCTAACATTCTTATTACCTAAGGCTTTCACACACCTATTATTCTTCAAAGCACGCCTCAACATAGCTAGCGGAAATCTGTTCTTCTTCATTTGCATTGTGCTGGGTTGCATTTTTCTATCCTTATATCCATTAGTTAATATCTTTTTAACTACAGGATAAACAATAGAACATGCTAATACGAATGGATCTGAATCATCATCCCTATTGAAGAATGTCTCTAGCCCGCTCATTTCGTGTTTGTGGAAATCTCGTGCCCAATCCCATGCGTCTTGATCTATGTCCAATTCTCTTTCTCCTTTAATTCCGGTAGAGTTTAATACAGTAAGTAGGGCAGAGATTTTAAACGCCTTTTCTGCTGATCTCTGCATCATACTAAATCTAATTGGATCCTCTTCTTTGCACTCCCATGCAATCTGTTTCATCTCATCAGCGAAGCTATACATCTCATCAGTAACGCGGAAGTTTGTAACATCAGCATCATCTTTTGTCTGAGTTACGTTACATCTCGTCATTAACTGCTTGATCTTCTCCATCAATTCACCGCTGATATTATATTTCATGGTTCTATTTAGCTTAAATACCTCCTGTTCCACCCTTAATACGGTCATTCTGTTAATTTCACCTGTTTTATCCCCATCTCGTATGGTTTCAAGGAATACGTCTGGTGTAGATTCATTGATCATACTAAAGCAAGGACTAGCAACAGC